TTATGCCAACCAATTCTACTAAATAACTTAGTAAGATTGTCTAATGAATTGTGTCCGATACTTGGTTTGTCCATATGCTACCTCCTAAATTATCTTCTGAATAAAAATGACCATCTAAAACTTTTTGTCCCTCGAAAAAAGCTTCAAAGTACATTTGTATGACTTCATTTTTGTTCTTACTAATTATATCAAACAAAGTATCACCTATTTTATCGTTAATTTGATTAGGTGATTGTCCAAAAGAAAATGGTAAATACAGACCACCTTCTTTTGTTTTTTCTACACCTACTTTGTTTTCTTCTTGCAAAACATATTTAATTAACATTCTTGCCATCTTTTGCCTCTATTGCTAATGCCGCATATCCAATAATATCAATCATGTTATCTTCAACTCTTGGGTTTTGGCTGTTTCTAATTTGTTTGATTCCGATCATTGCTCTATATACATCATGTATATCTAATGGTTCTTTTAATTTTTTTCTTAATAAAATGTTCCATATTTGAGCTATATATGTATGTGTTTCTGTGGCGTCACCATGCGATTTAGCACGAGGCCCATTAATTATTAGATCTACTTTTTTTAAAGCTTCACTACGCTGCATTATTATCTCCTTCGTAATAACTTAAAATTTTGTCATCAATTAATTTTTTATTCCACAAGTAATTTAACCAGCAAGCAGCTTTGTACTTGTTCCAGCTAAAATCCATAGGACGAATAAACATATTATGTCGTGCCAAAGCTTCTCTTTGCTTTGGAGAAACTGCCTGACTTAACCACCTTTTGCCTTTTCTTGCTCCATCACTATCCTCTATGCCCCTTAGAAAGTCATCAGCGGCTGCAATTGCTTGTTCTTTAGTTCCAACGCTAATAACTCTTACACGCCCTCTATCACGCTTTACAACGCATACTGATACATCATCTAAGTGTGCAACTAATCCAAATCCATTAAATCCACTTGCCATCATACATCTTTCATTTTCAAAAAGATCAAGCCATCTAAAAGGCGATCTGTCAATTAAATCAACCTCTGTCATTGTGAAATGTTCCAAGATCTCTTTATCTTGACCGCCAAATTCATGACCACAAATAGGACACTCTCGACTTGATAAAGGAACTTCTGAATCACACTCTGGGCAAGTTTTTAATGGTGTCGTGCCTTTACCTAAGTTTTGATCTCCATCTAAATCTACACCCTCGTCTAATGATCCATGTGTAAGAACGCTGGTACCAAAATCTAAAACGATACAATCTTTTTTAATTAATCCAGGATATTCCTCTTGATCTACTGTTCGCAAACCACGACCAATCATCTGCACCATTGTTGATTTGTATGAACATGGTCTTGTCAGAACAATGCAACTAATAGGTGGTGCATCAAATCCTTCTGTTAAAACTGCTACATTGACTACAACTTGAACATCTCCACGTTCTAAATCTTGTAAAATTTGTTTTCTTTGTTCGCTTGGCGTTTCACCAGTTACCATCTCAGCTCTAATATTTTTTCTCCTAAACTCATCACAAACATCTTGAGCATGATTAACTGTGCTACAAAAAACTACTGTCTTTCTTTGATCAGCTTTACTTTGCCATTCCTCCACAATCTTTTTATTGATTGCTCTTTTGTTCATAATCTTTTCAACTTCTGACATATCAAAGTCTGTTACTGTTTTACGAACATTAGCCAGGTCTTTTTGCACACCGACATCAATAACAAATGTTTTTGGTGGCACTAAAAAACCCTCTCTAATTAATGTGCTAATCTCAATCTGATGTGAGCAATTGGTAAATACTTTCTTTAAACCTTTTTTGTCACCACGATTAGGTGTTGCTGTAAATCCAACAATCTCAACAGAATTATTTGCTTGTCTTACTTTCTCGATGATACGCATATATGTATCAGCTACTGCATGATGACTTTCGTCAACGACAACTAAATCAAAATGATTTATGTTATTTAGATTGTTTTCTCTTGATAGAGTTTGCACCATGCTAAAGACTGTGCTACCTGACCAGTCCTTTTCACTTCCGTCAACAATACTTGTTGTAATGTTTGGGTTTACTTTTGAAAATTTTGTTTTGTTTTGTCTTACTAATTCATCTCTGTGTTGCAAAACAAGAACCTTATTTCCAACTTTGAATCTCTTACCAACCAAGGCAGATAACATAATTGTTTTGCCTGCACCTGTGGGTGCAACCACAATTGTGTTCTTATGTTTATCTAATGCAGCAGAAGCATCTTGAACTGCCACCTCTTGGTATTGTCTTAAAATCATTGTTTGTTCCCTTGTAAATTGGGTAGCTTTGCGGTATCGGTGCTACCCAAACCGACTCTAGCAGACTAAGAAGGAGTCTTACCGCTAGATTCGTAAAACATTACTGCTTACCTTGTGCCCAAGGTGCTGGGTTGAATCCACCACCTTGAGATGGTGATCCACCACTTCCTTGCGGTGTTGTAGGTGGTGTACTCCCTCCATTACCAATGTAACCATTTTCCCCAGGAGAAAGCGTGCCAACTAACTTGTTTTTGTCAGCATATCCATTGGTGCCTTTTTCAACTCCAATTTTTGCACAAAACTCCATGCCGTCCATTACCTCGAGGCCACTAATATTTCGAGTTTTCATAGCCTCTGGAGATACGTCAGACTTTGACAAACCTTTTGCACTATCAACAATATCTTTGATAGTCTGCAAACCAATCTCTTTAGTATAAAATACACCAGTATCTGGATTAATTTTACCACCATCAAGCATGATGTTCTGCCAAAACTTTCTTCTCTCAAACTGTCCAGCAACAACTGTGAACTCACATTCAATCCACTTTGTTCTGCCATTAGTTTTAAACATAGGCTCTTGAGAATATTCTGATAGAACTTCTCCACCTCGTTTTAAATTTACAATAACACGAGCTACTGTACCTGCTGGGATGAGTTCAAAATCGCCCCCACCACCACTAGATGAAACATTACTAAAATCAATCATTATTTACTCCCTTCGCTAGAATTAGGTTGTGCAAAGTCTAACTTTTTAGACGCATCACGACCACTGATTTTTGTTAAAAGTTTACCTAAATGAGGCTCTTCTAAAACCTCTAATTGTCCAGATCTATCTTTTGCTGGATAACCCCATTGATTAAGTGTTTGACATACAAACGCTCTATATGGTGGTTGTTCATCACCACCTGGCATTACTGCCATAGTGATAACTTCATCAACGATTCCAGGCAATTCACGACCAGTCTTTGAGCCTTCAATTTGTAGCTCAAAATTAGTCCTACCATATTCGTCAATTTTTTCGTCTAGGATGCCAACGAAAATAACATTCTTTGATCTGATATGTTGTAACTGTGTAAGCCAACCCATCATCTCACGACCTTGCATCCCATAGACCGCCCTAGTATCTACCTTACCAGTTCTGTCAGACTTGTTATCTGGATGCCCAAAACAATATTGAAAACAAAGTCTACCAGCAACTGTAATACTATCTACAAAAATAGAATCATATTTTTTAAGAACTTGCATCTGATCCCCATACATTTGAGCAACTCTGTCAAATTCAATTTTGCTATAAGGTTGATCTGGTGTCAAAGCTGGATTAGGACCACCAAGAAAACAAGCAAAATCTCTGCATTCTTCCCACGTTTGTGGTCGGATTACATCAATAGGCCAATTTTCAATAGCAGCATCTCCTGCCTCTAAATCCATAAATAATGTTGTATCGGCATCAAGGGTACGAGCAAGAGTTGTCTTGCCCACACCACTTGGTCCACATACGACAATTTTATGTCCACGTTTCTCTTTTAAACGCTCCTCGGCTGAAATAATTTTAAGAGCCATTGTCTACCTCCGTAACGTCAACTGAAGTGCCCACAACAGAAACAGTCCTATGCTTTTGCAACTTATCCTTTATTGCAGGCGGTGCATTGTTATATTTACGCTCATCAATACTGTAAGTAATCTTTGCGTAATGCTTAGCATCATCTTCAGACATCTCATTCATAAATGTTTGAACAAGACCCTCTTGATCCCAAGCAACTCTTTGTCTAATGGAAACTTTAACTTTGAAGTTATCTTCTTTTAAAGTAACAGAACCAAAGTCTTTGTTATCCTGGTTTAACCTATCTCTGGCTTGATTGCCAAATCTAAGTGCAAGCCCCTCATTCATATCGGCTTGCTTTTTCTTTAATGCGTCAAGCTGATTTTTAAGATCCTCCTTATATCGGAAGACATCAGCCATTGGCATAGTCGTAAAATCTAAGTCCATAATAAACTCCTTCTTTTTAAATTAAGCACTAGATACCTACAAAATAGGCATACATAACCTGAATGTCAATAACATTTATTATTTTTTTTCATCTTGACATTTTTTTAACTATAATTACATAGTTTATATAGTTTTACTTATTTTTACATATGGAGGATTAATTGAGTAAATTTTTTAGAAAACCAAAAATACGAAAGCACCTGGTTGAAAAGCCAGTAGAAACGTGGTCATCCATTTCAAAAAAGATTTTAGATGAGGCGGAAAATGGTGTAATTACCATATCTGAAGCCTATCAAAAATTGCATAATCATTTTGAAAAGAGATTCGCTGATCCAGATGGCAACTATATGGAGCCTTTATATGAGCTAGAGGAGTTGCAGGAAAAAAATAAATTTAAATCTCTTAATGTTCATGGGAATGTTTATGCCGATTTTGTTAAAATTGCAAAAGAGGACAACAGATCAATCGCCTCTACTGTCGCATTAATGACTAAAGATTATCGTTATGCAAGGAGAGAAAAGCGTGAGATTAATCAGCAATTAGAAGAATTGCGTAATTT